CTTCTAGAATGAAAGTAGATAAAATAACTTTAGGTATTTATAATGAGCCCAAACCAAAAAATAATAGAATTTATAAATCTCCTTTTGGAACACAATTACAAAATAAATTATTAACTTTTATGTATAGAGCTGCGGTTCATGCAGAAAATAGAAATATAAAAAATCCTAATTATAAATTAATTTACGATAATAAAAAATTAATTGGTGTAGAGGATGTTAGATCAAATACGATATATGGAACATCTACCAAAAACACAATTGAGAGAGGACACACACCAATTGCAAAACATCCTGACTACGGAAAAATTACAGAATTTGTAACACTATCAAAAAAAAACATGTCTTCTAGTCCAAAAGTTTTAGAAAGTTATTTTTTAAAAAATTCTAAACTTCCATCTTATGCAGAAATATATAATTACATGTACACAAGACCAGGAGCTAAAAAAGATTTAAGCGGAAATCCTTTACATTATCACCATCAAGCTTTAGTCGAAATAGAACCATCAAAATATGGTCAATTACTTTTAGCTGACAAGAATAAATTTATTGATTCTCAATATAGAAAATATAAAAGTAATACTATTTCGTTACAAGAATTTGATAAATCTTTAAAAGATTTAAAAACAAGATTTCGTTTACCTGAAACTGGAAAATTTATAGGAGCTTTAGATAGAGATATAGCTAAACTTCCCACACAAATTGCACAAGCAAAAAGAGATATAGTTTTAGAATTTAAAAAAAGAGCATTAAAAGATTCTGATTATGGAATTAAATTACAACAAACCCTTTTAAATAATCTTCAAGCAAATAGTAAATTAGATGAGTGTAGATTAGATTCAGCAGAGGGTGGTCGTATTGGTTTTAAATTTAGTACAAAGTGTATCACAGATGGTTTGGAAGAAACTAAAAAGAAAGCAGCGGCTGGAGATAGAAAAGCTGCAAGACAATTAGTTGAGACAGCAGAAGCTGCATCAAAAGGTGGTAGACTATTAAAAAATGTCCTAGGTCCAGGAGCCTTGCTTGGTGAAGCAGTATACGAAGGAGCGGTTATTGGTAATAAAATTTTAGGAGGAACACCAAAAGATATAGCGTGGGCTGAAAGTTATTTATCTTATTTAGATCCTAGAAAATATAGAGGTGAACTTGATCCATTAAAAATGAGAAGAGAAGACATGTTAACTAGAGAAGTTGAAGATGCAGATGATAATATTAAAACTATTGATGGACCAAATGCAAATATTCTAAGATCAGGATTTGCAGCACAGGATCAATTGTCAGCTTTTAACAAAGCTTTGTTAGATAGAGATCTTGCAAAAGCCAGAGGAAGAATAGATCAATATTTACCTGCTGCAGCGGATGCAAGAGAACAAGGTAGATTTGCAGATCAATCTGCAGATATAATATCTAGTGAGGCATTTAAAGATGCATCAAACATGGCGCAAGAATATATTCAAGCTCAAGAAGGTCAAAGAATGTTTCCATACAATCAATTTAAACAATCGATAGGTAGATTTCAAAGTGGTGAAGATAGAGATTACAGAAGAAGAAAAGAACAAGAAATGAAAAATCTATACACACAATATTCCGATAAGAATATTATGGACATGTTATCATCTTCTAAACTTTTACAAGAAGCTGGAATTAGTCCACAAGAGTATCTCAACATGATGGCTGGAACAGAAAGAATTACTCCTGCTGTTACTAGCACTATGAGTGGATTAGATAGATTAAAAACAGGATTACAAGAAAAAGAGTCATTAGCTAGATTTGCAGATAACTTTAGAACAGAAAAAGCAGGCGGTGGTATTGCAGGGCTATCTGGTGGTGATCCAGAAGGTGCAATGACAAGATCCATGAACCCTGATTCACAAGGCTTGTCAGGTCTATTAAAACGTGGTATGAAAATATAGGAGTAATAAATGGCAGATATAGATAAAGGACTCCCTAACACTCGTACGAAAATTGATATCCCTTCAGAAGAAGAGATGGCAGAAGAAGTTAGTGTTCAGGAAGAAGATATTGAAAAAGGACCTGTAGAGGTTATCCCAGAAGAAGATGGTGGAGTTACATTAGACTTTGAACCAGGATCAATAAATGTACCTGGAACAGAATCACACTTTGATAACTTAGCTGATATTTTACCAGAAGATATTTTAGATCCGGTTGGAAATGAAATGGTTCAAAATTTTATGGACTACAAATCATCTAGAAAAGAATGGGAAAGCGCATATACAACAGGATTAGATTTATTAGGATTTAAATACGAAAACAGAACTGAACCATTTCAAGGAGCTTCAGGTGCAACACACCCCGTTCTTGCAGAAGCTGTAACACAGTTTCAAGCTCAAGCTTACAAAGAATTACTACCGAGTGATGGACCGGTTAGAACACAGATTATAGGACTTAAAAATCCTGCAACAGAACAACAATCACAACGTGTCAAAGATTACATGAACTATTTAATTATGGACACGATGAGTGAGTATGAATCAGAATTTGATTCTATGTTATTTCATTTACCACTAGCTGGATCTACATTTAAAAAAGTTTACTACGACGTACCACTTGGAAGAGTGGTATCTAAGTTTGTACCAGCGGATGAATTAATTGTTCCGTATACAGCTACCTCATTAGATGATGCGGAAGCAGTTATTCATACCGTGAAAATTTCAGAGAACGAATTAAGAAAACAACAAGTATCAGGATTCTACAGAGATGTAGAGTTAAGTCCTCCAAGCACAGATGCTAACGGAGAGTTATCTAAAAAAGAACGTGAGCTAGAAGGAACTAAAAAGACAGGTAAGAACGAACCTGTATATACTTTGTTAGAGTGTCACGTTAATCTAGATCTAGAAGGTTTTGAAGATGTTGGATCTGATGGAGAACCAACAGGAATAAAATTACCTTACATCGTTACAGTTGAAGAAGGTAGTAGAGAGGTTTTGTCTATTAGACGAAACTATGCACCCGATGATCTAAAGAAAAATAAAATTAATTATTTTGTCCACTTCAAATTTCTGCCAGGACTAGGATTTTATGGCTTTGGATTAATTCACATGATTGGCGGATTGAGCAGAACGGCAACGGCTGCTCTCCGTCAATTGCTAGACGCAGGAACATTAGCTAATTTACCTGCAGGATTTAAACAACGTGGTGTTAGAGTTAGAGACGAAGCATCACCAATACAACCAGGTGAGTTTAAAGATGTAGATGCACCGGGTGGAAATCTAAGAGATGCGTTCTTTCCATTACCATACAAAGAACCAAGTCCTACATTGTTACAGTTACTAGGTGTTGTTGTACAAGCAGGTCAAAGGTTCGCGGCTATTGCTGATATGCAAGTAGGTGATGGTAATCAAGGTGCTGCAGTAGGAACTACAGTTGCATTACTTGAACGTGGTTCACGTGTCATGTCTGCGATACACAAAAGATGTTACGCAGCAATGAAACAAGAATTTAAATTATTAGGAAAAGTAGTTGCACAATATCTACCACCAGAATATCCATACGATGTTGTAGGTGGTCAGAGAAATATTAAACAAGCAGATTTTGATGACAGAATAGATGTTGTACCAGTTGCAGACCCTAATATATTTTCAATGTCACAAAGAATTACACTTGCACAAACACAATTGCAGATAGCAACATCAAATCCACAATTACACAACATGTATCAAATATACAGAAACATGTATAATGCAATTGGTGTTAAAGATGTTGATGCAGTGTTACCTCCACCGGCGCCAATGGCACCTATGGACCCAAGTTTAGAACATATAAACGCTATGGCTGGTAAACCTTTTCAAGCTTTTCCAGGTCAGGACCACAGAGCACACATCACAGCTCATTTAAATTTTATGTCAACTAACATGGTAAGAAATAATCCACCTGTTATGGCTGCAATACAAAAAAATATACTTGAACACATTTCAATTATGGCTCAAGAACAGGTTCAATTAGAATTTAGAGAGCAATTAATGCAAATTCAACAGATGCAACAGATGGCTGCGATGGATCCACAAGTTCAACAACAGTTACAAATGATTACAAACCAAGTTGAAGCAAGAAAAGCTGTTCTAATTGCTGAAATGACAGAAGAATTTATGAAAGAAGAAAACAAAATCACGTCACAATTTGATTCAGACCCACTATTGAAACTAAAATCACGTGAAGTTGACCTAAGAGCGATGGAAAATGAAAGAAAAAGAGAAGCTGACCAGACAAAAGCTGATTTTGACAGAGCAAAATTGATGCAAGCAAGAGAATTAGCTGAAGATAAGATGGATCAGAACGAAGAATTAGCAGAATTACGTGCTGGAGTAAGTCTTGCAAAAAAAAATAATGCTAATATAAACTAGTAAAGGT